CTTCCTGAAACCTTTTTTGATCTTGAAGAGAGTCTATAAAGTTTGCTTCGTTTCTACTTGCTCTTTCTTTATTTAGTGCTCTATTATATGCATTATCACTACTAGCTGACCCCGTATCTTTTATATTATCATAAAAGAAATCACTCTTCTTCTTTGATTCTATTAATCTATTCTCTGCCGTTCTGCTTCCTCCTTGATAGTTAGTGTCATACATTACACTCATATTATCTATCAGTTGTTGTTCTGGAGAAATATCGTGATATTCGGATGGTAAAGTACCACCTTGAGCAAAACTAGTAACATTCTTTTCCATGTATGGATTCAAAGCTATTAACTTATTCATATCCATATTACCTTCAAACTTCTGTGTTCCTCCACCTGTACCTCCACCAGATCTTTCTCTAATTGCTGATATTTGATTTAAGCTATCAAACAAAGAAGCTAAGTTTGTAGCATCAGTTCCATAAGGCATGCCACCACCTCCAGCTATAGATCCGCCACCCGCAGACTTAAGTGCGTATTCAGGAGTAGGGGGAACGTAATTAACCTCTCTCGCTTGCATTTGTAAATCCCCAGGAGGAGGGCCAGCAGTAAACTCCTGATCTGTTATTGCTAAGTCTCCGTAATTTAAAGGCATTGTGTTTTGTTTTAAATTAATATAAATACAAAGATATAAAATTTTTTTTATTTTTTTGTGAGGGAGGGATACTATATGCTTAAAACCCCCTTTGCTTTCCAAAACTTTTGACACCGTCCCCTTATTTTGGAAACACAGATGTTTTTCAACTTATTAATTGCTAATCAATTTAATTAACTTAAAACTTTTAACATGGACTATTTAATATGGCTGGTGCTATTCTTCTTTGCAATGATAACAAAAGTAATCGGTATAGGTATCGGTGCATACATATGCTGGTATTGCTACAAGAAATATGGAGAGAAACTAATAAAGGGAGACAAATAGTCTCTCTTTTTTTTAATTACGATACAAAAAAGTATAATTATTGCGTATTGAAGTGTCAGTACTATATAGTCTAATACCCTTATAAACTATGTTATAATAACTATATAAACAGTAATATTAATCTAATACATTGATAATCAATCATTTAATACATAAGTATTAGTTATAATGAGTATATAATATATGTTCTAATATATTTAGATGATTAGTATAATAACTAACTATTGAGTTTGCGAAGTTATACATTTAAAATGACATTGTCAAGCGTTCTAGCTATTTTATATAACAAATTATATTCAGTAATATATTTAGCTGACTAATTTTTTCAACTTAATAATAGATAATAATATAAGAGAGAAGAAAAGCCACGGTATTAGCTCCTAAATAATAGGTTACAACGTAAATAAGTCTATGTAATAACTAAAGTGTTCTCTCTTATTTTTAAACTAAATATTAACTTAAATCAAAACTACTATGGAAACAATAGGAATCAGTTGCTCTTGCAACAACACAGAAGCTTTTAAGCTTTCACAAACAGCAGCAGAATGTACTAGCTGCTCAACAATACATACTATCACAGATGAACCAGTATTCATCACACGTAGTATTACACCTTTACACGAGGTAATAGAACAGCGTGCTAAAGATAAGGCAGTAATAGATATGTTGTTAGATGATCAACCATTCATTGATTGGTCTACTTGCTTTGACTCAAACAATATAAGCTATGCAGTATAATATCTTAAACATCTATTTTAAAACTATAGATATAATCAATAAGTTATACTTTTATAACTTTTAATAGGTCGGGACAATCACAGTCCCTTCCTTTTTTCAACTTAACAATAACTAACTAAATATTAATTAAAACAATCAAATCATGTCACAAAAACAAAACACGTTAGCTAAAGGTATGTTCGTTAGACAACATACATTCAACACAGGTACAACAATTCTTAACCTATCTATTAAACCAGTAGATTTCTGTCAGTTTATGAAAGATAATATAACTGAAGACTCTAAAGGTAATGCATGGGTTAATCTTAAATTGATACCTAACAAAAATGTAGGAGATAACAAACTATCTCATACACCTATTCTTAATGAATATACTCCTAAGAGTGCAGATGAAGCTATACAAGCTCTAGCAAAAGAGGTTATAAAACCTAATGCTGCTGAAAGAGAGATTGTAGAAACACCATCAGCAAAGCCAGTAACATCTGACTTGCCATTCTAATGAGTATTCTAGGAATATCATTCTGTGCTGCCATAGGTTATTATATCATAGTATATAAAGCCTTGGGCAGACGCAGATTAGTAAAGACTCAGACATTCTGGGACATACTATTTACATTACTATTACCTTTGTTATTCATAGGTACATTCAGCGGTCTAGCTACTGCTGTAGTTGCAGGTGTATTCTTTTCAGTATTCACCGCTATGACTCCGTCTGTTGACGAGCCAAATAAATAAAGAGAGCCTTCGTGGCTCTTTTTTTTCTACTTATTAATAACTATTAATCAAAACTTTTTACTATGAAAAAAGAAATCTATGAAATCTCCTCACAATACATGAGAGATTTAAAAAAACTACTTGACAACAGAGAAATATCACAGTATGATATTGCACATCAGTCATTTAGAAAGAACAATGCTTATTGGATTGTTAAACACGTTGATAAAATTAGACTAACTATTACATATCTTAATGGCACTACAAGAGTATTGCCTACATACACTGATCTTATGAAAAGAGTTAGTTGGAGTAATAATGACTATAAATCAGCTAGAAGAAAGTTTATTAAAAGATATTATAAAATAGTCAATGCTTTTACTAAGCACAGAAACAGATTTAAAAGAAATACAATAGCTAGTAAGCTTAATCCTCAACAGATTAAACAGCTAGCATCACAAATATAAATAAATAGGTTGGGAGTAGTAGCGTGTGGCCACGGAATGATAACTAACGTTTGCTGTTATCCTACTCCCTTCCTTTTTTACAATACAACAAGTATTACAAAGGGGTGGGCATAAAGGCGCTATTGCTATTGAGAATTAATACACTTGCTCACCCTAATGTAATTTAACAACTAAAACAAATAATTATGCCAAATTGGTGCTGGAATCACCTAGAAGTATCAGGTGACGAAAAACAACTACAAGAATTTGTAGAAAAATCAACAACAAACATAGAAACTTCTGATGAGTTTTCATTTGAAGGAACACTACCACGTGGTGATCGTAAAGATTGGTACAATTGGAGCTTAGATAACTGGGGGACTAAGTGGGACGCTTGCGAACCTAATATATGTCATAACGATATAGATTACTTTGCTGTATCATTTGAAACGGCTTGGAGTCCACCTATAGATTGGATAAATAATATTATGCAAGACTTTCCTGACTTATGTTTTACACTAGAATATGATGAAGAAGGTATGTGCTTTGGCGGAAGACTATCAGCTCAATATAAAGTAATATGGGATGATTTAAATTGGGATATAGATCAAGCATCGGATTGCTGTGAAGCACAAGTATATTATATTGATGATAAAGAATATTCTTTATTAGAAAAAGAAACTTTATACGGTACAGAATATCAATGTTCTGACTGTAAACAAGAATGCGAAACAGTAAGTATGAATGTGGCTGATATTAAGCCTGCTAAAATTAAAATAAATGAAACCAATGAAAGTAACGCAAATTAGCGAAGGAAGTAAAGAAGTTTATAAAAGACTATTAATGTCTTACGATGAATGGAGAGAACATGTAAGTGATAGCGTACAGCAGTCTGCACTTACAAAAGAAATTCCTAAAACTATAAACAAACTAAAANATACTCTAAGTAAATTTGATGACAANTTCTTAGGTAAATACAATTATTTTGTTGACNTAACATATTTAAGAAAAAAAACAGAAGAAATGTATAATCGTAGTAAAAACCTTATAAATAAATAATTATGGAAACAAATACAATATCATTNAATGTAAGTAANACTATTAACATAGGTAACTTTGANGCTATNAAAATTAACTATGGTCAAAGCATTACAGTAGATCCTACTAAACCTCTTGAAGAACAAAGAGAAGAGCTTATTAAAGAATGCTACAATACTGTTAAGAAACAAACAGCATTATGGACATTAAAAACTATACAACATGTTGATAGTCAAAAGAATACAACAGTATATAAAGCTAAGTCAAATGGATAAAAAAAAACAAGAGTTTATAGATAGAGTAGATGAAGGATTTAGATATTTTGACGGTTTTCGTTTAGAAGAACTAAAAGAAATTGATAAATACTATATAAGAGCATTGATGCTATATATTGAAAATTTAGAAGCTGAAGTTAAATTATTAAAACGTAAATCTAAATGAAATCATATCTCTTAAAGAAACTTATAACAGGCTACAAGGTTAATCCTAGATATTCTGGGTTTGATCTTGTTGCTCTGCCTTATAAGTATACTAACGAGAAAATACTTGTCAGACATAGTGATAAGAAAATGACAATAGATAAAGACACCCCACTACTTGGAGAGCAAATGTTTCCTGATAAGTTTGGTAGAGATAAAACATATACTCTTTACTATTATCAATGGGAACCTAGTAAAAATCAAATAAAATTAGACTTATGACAGGAAAAGAAGTAGATATATATATTAGAGAAGATTTAGGTTACGAGCCTAGACATAATGTAGATGCATTAGCTTCAGCTATATCAATAGTAGCAAACAAAGTTGATCATGATGAATATGAATTAATGCAATTATTACTAGAAGACAAGCCAATATATAAACTAATGACACATAGCTATGGATTTCATACACATAGCGGTAGAGAATTAATTGAAGGTATGAAAAATTATTATTATGAAGAAACTATATAATAAATACTCTGAATAAGAATGCAAATACATATAATGGAGGTGAATAGCACTTTAAAGAATGTAAATACATATAATATGTCCAGTTTATTCTCCGATTTAAAAGACAATAAACCGAATAGAAATACTAATCAGCTCAACTAAAACAATAATTAAATGGAAGAAAAAGTAAAAGAACCGTATTGGTGGAAAAATTATAAAAAAGCAAATCCAAAAGATAAAGATGAATATAATCCAAAAGTTCATTGCTGTAGAAGATTTTGGAAAGATTGGTGTGATTGTATGAAAAATTATTATTATGAAGAAAATCAATAATTATGACAAAATCTGAACAAGACTTACATAAAGACATAAAAAGATTAGCAAATTCTATGGAAAAGCTAGTTAAATTATTAACCAAAGCAATAAAAGAAAACTCATGAGAAAATATCAAGTAATAGTTAATAGAGTATACACTACATATGTAGAATTAAAGTTTCCAGATGATGGTAGAAACCATATACAAGAAGTTGATGAAAGACTTACAAATAGAGTTGGAATGTTATGGGATTTAGTATATGAAAAAGAATTAGAACAAATGAATATTACTGACGAAAGTTGGGAAGTAAATGAAATACATCAAACGAGAACAGGAGCTCTTTCTCCTGATATAGGACCTAGAAACTAAATAATATGGGAACAAGATCATTAACTAAAGTAATACAAACCTGGGAAGATGAATCAGGCAAAAAACAAAGAAAACCAATTACATGTATGTATCGTCAATATGATGGCTATATAAGTGCACATGGTGCAGAATTAGCTGAATGGCTATCTGGATATACAGTTGTAAATGGTATACCGTCTGGTAAATCAGAACCAATGTTTAATGGTATGGATTGTCTTGCAGCACAAATGTTTGTACATTTTAAGGCAAATGGTTGCAAAGAAGACGGCACACCAGTGTCTAAACCAGGAAATATATATTGTATGCATCCTGACGCTGAAGATTGCTGGGAAGAATATCTATATGAAATATCAGAAGAAGATAAACAGATACACTTAACAGTGTATGAAATAGGATATGAAAGCGGTGCAACAGAAATATTTCATGGAACACCAGAAAAATTATTAACTAAATTAAAATTAGATTATGCTTAACACAGAACAAATCTTAGAACAAAATGGACTTAACTGGAATGTAAAGAAAGTACCATTAATATATACAGGAGAATGTCAGCCTGATGCTGCAAATGGCTTACACTCAACAGACTTTTACGGTATAGTAAGAGAGGACACAGGCGAGGTATTTACAACTGTAAAAGAAGGTTATGAACCTACACAAAATCATACAATTATAGAAACTATGCAAGAGATTGCAGGTGAGAATAATTTAGAGATTGTAAAAGCTATACCATTAAATGGTGGTAGAAAAGTTGTAATCCAAATGAAACATGAATCTAATGGTATTACAATAGGTGATGAGCCTACAGAGCAATATGTGTATGCAATTAATGGACATGATGGAAGCTCATCATTAAAGTTTGGCTTTATGAATAAAGTTATATTTTGTCAAAATCAATTTGCATGGCTATCAGGTAATGCATTTTCTGGCTATAAGCATACAAAATCTATACAAGATAAAGTAAAGGAATTACCTAATATAATTAACTTTACAGATCAGTATGATAAAGTTGCTGATTTACAAATGTTTAGCAATGAATCTGCTACACCATCTTTAGTGAACGATTTGGTTGATTATTTAGCTAATACAGATAAATTACCAATTTCTAATAGAAGAGCAAATATGGTTCGTGATATTAATGCTTGTATACATATTGAAATGAATAGAATATCTCATACTAAATGGGGTGTATTTAATGGTATAACCAAGTATACTACACATGAAAAGTCATCTCCTAACAGAGAGTATGGACAACAAGAATCTATATTAACAGGATCTTGTGGTAAAATGAATGAAAAAGCTTTTAAGTTTTTAAAAGAATACTAACAGAGACGAGGGGGCTAATGCCCCCTTTTTCAACTTAATAATAAATAATAAATTATGAATAATATACACGAACAACTCTTTAAGAGTATGCACAACACACAAATGACTAGCATTAATGAATCAATCATTAAAGATGCTAGAAAAGTAATAGTAGGGCTTCTAGCACACGTTAGTGGCTATGATAAGTATAACTCTAGAGAAACAGATGAAGCTGTCTTAGGTGCTCTAGAATGGCTTAAAAACAATCAATCATGAAATTGATAGTATTAGATTTTTATAAAGATATTGCATTTGTATACACAATAAATGACTTAAATCCCGAAGTAGATAATGAATGGGAATATGTTTCAAGATTTTTAAAACAACATAGTCATAGAGAAAATCGTTGTCATTGGATGTTAACTAAAAATGAAATAATAATAAAATGAGTGAAGTAAGTACTTGCTGTGGATGCAGTTTTGAAAACAGCTTCATTACAGATTGCTGTACTGTTGAAGTTTATACAGATACTGATGTTTGTCCTGGCTGCAATAAGCATGCTGACACATCAGGATATATTTGTAATGAATGCGAAAACTGGTTTGAATACCCAGAAGAACTTTCTGAATATAATGCTAGAATGAAAGAAAATCATTATGAAGAAATGGCAGATGCCAGACGAAAGTATGGAGAATAATTATATATTTGTTAGCTTAAATAAAATACTATGAACGCTTACGATATAGAAGAAACATTACTTGGTAAACTAATTGTTAATCCTGAGTTAATAGATAAGTATACTGAAATGCTACATGAAGATTTATTTGAGTTTCCGCTTAACAAATCTACTTATCATGCTATAATGGAATTAAAAAGTAAAGATAGAGTTATAGACATTGTAACTGTATCAAAACTGATTAAAGGAGATAATGTTGTTTTAGGATTATCTAATATGACAGATAAAGCTTTTGATTTTACAGAAGTAATAACATGTATAGGTATTTTAACAGAAGATTTTCAAAAACGTACATTAGCTGGAATAGTTCAAGATGTTGGCAATAAACTATCTAATCAAGATGAACTTGAGCTTATAATAGGTAGTCTAAATGCAGAGCTGTCTAAATTATCTATAGGTCAGCCTGAAAAGTTAGCAGACTTAAATATACAGTTAAGTAATTTTATGAAAGACATAGAAATTAGAATGAATACAGAAGGTCTTTTAGGTATAGCTTCAGGATTTCAAGCAATTGACAGATTTACAGGTGGTTGGCAGTCTACAGATTTAATTATTGTAGGTGGAGCATCATCTATGGGTAAAACAAGCTTTGCGCTTGCTCTTGCTTATAATGCTGCTAAGTACACCGACACACCTACTGTTGTATTTTCTTACGAAATGAGTGCAATACAGCTATTAAGAAGGTTAGCGTCTATGGAATCGGGTATTAGTAATAGATATATTACAAATGGTACTTTAAATGATAAAGAGTTAGCTAAAATTCACAATACAGTAACTAAGATTGAATCTCTACCAATATCTATAGATGAGGGTAATATTACCTCTTTAGGTTATTTAGTACATAGAATTAAAGAATATGTGAAAAATAAAAATGCTAAACTAATTATGGTAGATTACTTGCAATTAGTTAGCGCTAAATCTAAAGCGGGTAGCAGAGAACAAGAAGTTAGCCAGGTTGCTAGATCATTAAAAAATCTTGCTAAAGAATTGAATATCACTATTATAGCGTTAAGCCAACTAAACAGAGGCGTTGGTATGCGTAATAATAGTAAACCAACATTATCAGATCTCAGAGAATCAGGCGAAATAGAGCAAGCTGCAGATGTAGTTATGCTTATATATAGGCCTGAATACTATGGTATAGAATTTAATGATAATGGAAAAGAAAGCAAGGGTACTGCTAATATTATATTTGCTAAAGGTAGAAATATAGGTGTTGGAGAAGTTACTTTAAGCTTTAAGAGTGAAATAACAAAATTTGTAGATTATGAAGAAGTATAGCATAATTGGTAAGTATCCTGTTATGGCAATAATTGCTATTAGTACATTAATTTTCTTACTTGGTCCAGTCATATTTTCACTAGTTATAGCTGGTATTATTGTACTGCCAATGTATTTAGCTGTTCAAATATTTGGCAATAAAGAATAATATTGTATATTTGCCTTTACATGGAAGAAAAAACTAAGGGCAAATCAAGAGTAAGATCTATTGTAAATGAGATAGCTTACGATTTGGGTATTGACAAAAAACTTGTTAGACAAGTATTACTCCTTACATTTAAAGAAATAGCTGTAACATTATTGCTAAGGGGTAAGCCTGTTATGATAAGAAGGTTTGTAAAATTTGTTGTAGCCGCAACTAGAATTAAAAAGATGGCAGACAACAATAAAAAAGATAAAACAAAAGAGGAAACAAAATGAATTTAGAAGATTTAAGTAAAGAATTACCATTCAAGTGGCGTGTACAGTCCACTAAGTTTGGAAAAACAACCTGCGTAGCATATATAGATGCAAGAGATTGCATGGACATACTAGATAAAGTAGTGGGTCCAGAAAACTGGCAAAATATGTTTTATGAAGCAAATGGCTTGCTTTTTTGTAGAGTAGGTATATTTACAGGTAAAGACTGGGTATGGAAATCAGACACAGGATCAGAGTCTAAGGTAGAAAAAGATAAAGGCCATGTATCAGATGCATTTAAACGTGCATGTGTAGAGTGGGGTATAGGTAGGTTTTTATATAGACTACCAATACAAACCTTAACTACAAAGCAATGGAAAGGTAAAGACTATCCATATGCTCCTGAGAAAGATAAGATTATCTTTGATGGAAACACATTAACTAAGTATATTAACTGGAAAATCAAAAACAATAAATAATGAGTACATTACCGTTTAATTTAAACACGACAACAACAGGAAGAGCTAAAGGTGAAAAAGTAGAATACATTACACCTGGTGCATATGAATGTAAAATTACAGGACTTAGCACATCGGATCAATTAGAAGACTATAAAGG